GCGGAGATAAAGACTCCGCAAATCAGAGGTTTAGAACCATTGACAGAACAAGTATGGAAGAGGTTGAGGACACCAAGGTTATTGAAAAAAAATTTAATGATGGTGTATCAACCGGAAAAACAGACAAAGAGGTCTATGAATCCGATCCTGGATTAAAAGACAAATACCCGACCCTTGCAAAATTCAGAGAAGCGGCTGAAGCGTTTAGAAAAAGTCAAAACACCACAGAAACCGTTACTTCCAAAAAGTTAGTTCCTGTAACCACACAAGAAACAATTACTCAGAACAGAGAGGATTTTGAAAAAACAAATCACTGGAGCAGTAAGTTCCAACCGACAGTCATTGCAAACATGTCCAAGAGATTAAAGGAAAGAGGTGCTAACATAAGCCCCGATGAACTTGAGAAGGTGTTTAAAAATATGAGTTCGGAAAAGGATGCTGTAAAGTGGGCAAGAGAGAATGGTTATGATTTTCTTGTTGGAAGAGGTGCTAGTTCAGGATCAACTACGACAAGAGGTAAAACAGACTGGAGTTAATGGAAGATCTAGAAAAAGAAATTCAGGAGTTAGAAATCATGAAAACCAAGACAGATGATTTTGGTTTACAAATGGAGATTGCTGACAAGATACATAACATCAAAATGAAGATCAATGGCGTTAAGCCAACTGACTCTTATATTGATTGTATTGGATGTGGATCATAAATTTTAATAATGGCAAAAAAAATAAAAAAACCAAAACCTACACAGCCTGACTTATGGAGCAGGGCAATCTCTGCTGCTAAAGAGAAGTTTAAGGTTTACCCAAGTGCATATGCAAATGCCTGGGCAAGTAAGTGGTATAAATCAAAAGGTGGATCATGGAGATAAAAAAAATAAAAAAATTAGATATGGATGGTTTGTCAAAAAAAGATAAAGCCACCATGAAGAAACACTCTAGTCACCATTCTATGGAACATATGAAATATATGATTGGAGTAATGAGAAACGGTAAGTCTTTTAGTGAGGCTCACGAAATAGCAATGAAAAAAATAGGAAAGTAATGTTTAAAGATAAAGAACTTAGAGGGTACATTGGTGCGGCTGTTGTGTTTGCAATGGTAATGGGATTGTTATTATTTCTAGCGTTCAAAGAAATACCTGACACGAATAATGATATATTTAAAGTAATTGTTGGTATGGTGGTAGGTTCACTATCGTTAGTTATTGCAACATTTGTTGGTAAGAACCCTGAAGAGGTGGAGGCTTTGAAAGCAAAGAACGAAGCCTTAGAAGATAAGGTAGCCGCTATGGTTGTAGAAAAAGACAAGTTAGAGGCATTATTGAGATCGCTTCAAAACGAGGTTATAGAAAAACTATCTATAACAGGAGAAAAGTTTCAATTTAAAAATTCAAAAAAATAAGTTATGCCAGGGTTTCCAGTTATTAAAAAAGTAAAAAAAGGCGAATTAAAATCAGGTAAAGAATTTTTAGCATCGCAAGGAATTACAGATAAAGACCTAATGCTTGGAGGTGCTGTTGGAAACGGACTCATCGGTGGCGGTGGTGCTGTCAAGAAAGCAATTAAGGTTGGAGCAAAAGCCATCAAGATGATTAGAAAAAAACTTAAGGAAAAGAAAAAATAATGGCATACGAAGGTGGTCTCAGAAAATGGTTCAAAGAGAACTGGATCAATACATCAACAGGTGAGGCTTGTGGTGAGGGAGGTTCTGTAGGATCAACCGGTAAATACTGTAGGCCAACCAATAGGGTAGACTCAACAACTCCAGTAACGGTTCGTGAGATATCCAAAAGTAAACTTGCCAAGAAAAAGGCTGAGAAGAAAAAGAAAAGTAATAGTGGACCAAGCCCCACTAAAGTTAAACCATTAAAAAAAGTATAGTATGTCAAATGATAATTCCCCATTTATATTAAGTGACCAAAACGCAGTAGATGTATTAGCAATTAGAAAGTTGGAATTATTGCTTGATGTGCTTGCAGCATTAGAAAACGCAAACTCACCAGATCTTTATGGTGTTAAGATGGCCGTTGTAGATAAAATCTCTAGAGCAGTAGAAGATCTATAACATCTGGTCCCAATGTATTTGAAGTATTTTTATCGCAGGGTGGTATGGATTATTTATCTTCATATTTAAGATATATAAGCCTAACTCTTCTTTAGGTAATTTGATCGCTTGTAAATGATTTGATGGTTTCTTTGACTCTTTCATAGTGCATTTTCTTCAACATCCTTTTAAACCTCTTTTTATCACCGAACATTATGTGGCACTCTCTACATAATGCCATTAAGTTCTCAGGATCATCTTTAGAGTTAGAACCGCCCATTCCTCTTGGTTCTATATGGTGAATGTCTACAGCAGTCGTATCACACACTTCACATCCTATCCAGTCTCCTGGTTCTATCATAAAATGATCGTGATATAATTTAACATGCTTTTTCATAAAAGTATATATAATAAGTATCCGATAGTTACATTGAGGTTTACCGCAACAATATTCCATTGCTTTGCAACAAACACTTGCGGTATTGAAAGTATGCCTCCAATAACATATGTTACCGCTCCGATATCACCATACTTCAGTAGGTAAGGGGACATCATAATAAAAGCGGTTCCCATGTATCCGAGTCGATTTGAAATTCTTTCTATGGGGGTTAGTTTCCTTTCCTTTACTAAATACCTAAGTAATCTATAGTACCAACGAAACTCACACTTCTTACATGTTTTTATTTCGGGTCCTCTAAACCTATCCGCTCTCTTTTCTTTCCCGCATACATTACAGGTCTTTTTAGGGATCACTGAGTGGAATCCGGCATGTTCATTTAGGCTACTCATTTTTAAAAATTTTTATTTGGGGGTAGTTTGATTTGGGGTGTCATATCTAAACTGACGTTTATCAACCTTAAACTCGTAGTATTTGTTACGATCATTAACCGTGACAAGGTCCCAATTCTTTATATCGCTCTTTTTAAAGTTTAGAAGAATATACCTATGTCCTGAAAGAAACAATACAAACAATACATAGTCAACCTCCAACTTATCTATGGTAAACATATTTACCTTGAGTGATCTCTCACAACCTTTGACATCTATCTTTTTATCCTTAACTATTAAGTCAGGATCATTTACTCCTTTTTCTTTTACAAATGCTGAGGTAGTATAGTTCACACCCTTTAAATCAAAATGATGCCTAACCAATAATTCGGCTAAGATCCCTTTGAAATCTGTATAGAACTCATTGTCTACCGGACCATCAAATAGTATTGGATTCTTGTATTTGTAACTTCTGGACTTCCAATAAAGTTTTTTATAGTGATCTCTATTGGCCATCACTCTTGTGTCGACATAAAGTCGGGCGTGATTAAATATACATTGTGGTATGTTATACGGACCCTCCATTCAAAACTTTTCCCAACAAATCATCCTGCTTCATCACATAATATTCATTCCCCTCGATTTTGTTAAGAAAAGCATTTCTCTCATGAAACCTTACCTTATCTCCACTAACCAAACCCAGTTCTTCTTTATCCTTAAGAGGTGTACTGATATGTCTCACATAACCTTCCTCCTCACTCTTTTTCGGTACACCCACATAAATAGAACCCACTTTCTCCTCTATCATATCTGGCTCTATAAGGACATGATTTGCCACAGCAGTAATCTCTCCTGATCTTACATAGCAAAAACATTCTTCTAAATCGACAAGGTAGACGTTCCTTTCGCCCGTTACAAGGTTATCCTTATCTACGGTTAGATAATTAAAGTAGGCAAGATCGCCTATTTGTAACTCCTGTTTGATCCACTCACCTCTTGTATTTTTACACCACTCTCCTCTAGGCAAAGCCACGACCTCTCCACATATCGTAACGTGATGCTCTGGATTCCAGGAAACGTCCAAATAAAGTTTCTCCCCATTGGAGAACTCTACCTCGTCATTGTATTTCTTATCAATCTTGACTGCTAGTCTTTGACCAATCATTTCCATAGGTGCAAGTTAGAAAGAATGAACGACTGTTCAATGCAGTTTGTTTAACAAGTTCTTAACAGACTTCTTCACTGTTAGCCATAATGGCGATCCAGGCTAGACAAATTGGCTACCCACTATACTAGTATAATATATAATATACTAGTGTTTATTTATTATACAAGTAT